TGAAGATGCCAACCTTAACAGGTAACGTCTCCGACGTTACAGGGCAATACATCGACCCTTCCGAGATTGTGGAGGTGTCGGTTAAAGCGCCATCGCCCCGCGTTTCGGGCGGCTCGTCTGCCGCCGTGATCGTCACAAGAACGGTCCCCGTCAACGTTGGGGAAGGCGGGGCGCTATCGTTTTCAATGGACCAAGGCGTAGCAGTCCTAGTTGTCAAAACGTTCCGGTCACAGGACACTTACAAGATGGTTGTCACGGAGGACATGACAACTATTCGCGAAGCCATTATTCAGGCCACGGGGGCTTTGCCCGAGCTTGAACAGTCCCAGCTTATCGAACTGGCTGAGCAGGTTCGCCAGGATGCGGACTTTGTGGCTGGGGAACGTATTCTGGTGGAAGCGGCGCGTGACGCCGCCGAGGGATATAAAACTCAGGCCGGAACTTATCTGGCGGGGGTTCAGGCTAACGCTGATGCTGCGGCGGTTTCGGAAGGCAACGCTGAACAGTTCGCTGAGGACGCGGAATCCTCCGCTACTGCTGCGTCTGGTTCCGCGAGCGCTGCCGCAACGTCTGCCAATAACGCGGCTAGTTCCGCTAGTGCAGCTTCCGGATCAGCTACAGCTGCGGGCGATTCCGCTGTTGCCGCGTCGGGGTCTGCTGGTGACGCCGAGGACTCTGCGGGGGCTGCTAACGTTTCGGCGGGAGCTGCTAGTGTCTCCGCCTCGGAAGCACTCGGGTATCGTAACCAAACCCTGGCTTACCGTAACGACGCGGATGTGTTCGCATCGTCGGCGTCTAGCTCCGCCACGACAGCCACGAACGCTGCCAACTCTGCTTCCGGGTCGGCGTCCGCTGCGGCGACCTCAGAGTCTAATGCAGCAGGCCATTCGGGTACTGCTTCCGGATTCGCCACTACCGCAGGGGGGCACGCTACTACTGCGGGGGGTCATGCTTCGGCGGCGGCTGTGTCCGCCGGCGAAGCTGAGGACGCTGCCACCTTGGCACAGTCCTACGCCGATGGCTTCGGGCTAACGGTATCGGGCACCACTACAGGTGCAGAGGGTTCTAATGCGTCTGTTACCGTGTCTGGTTCAGGCCCGGACTATTCGCTAGCGTTTACGGTCCCTCGGGGGGCGCAAGGGCCTAAGGGGGATGACGGCGAGGTTTCTCAGGCGATGCTTGAGTACGCGGTTGAGTCTGTTATCGCTGGTGCCCCGGACGCTTTGGACACGCTACACGAGTTGGCGGCAGCGCTCGGTAACGATCCGAACTTTGCCACTACGGTATCCACCCAGATCGCGGGCAAGGCCCCGCTTGAACATTCCCACGTTGTTGGGGATGTGACGGGACTTGAGACTGCTTTAGACGGCAAGTCTGATGTTGGGCATAGCCACGCCTGGTCTGGGATTACGGGTAAACCTTCCGAGTTTCCCCCGGTTTCGCACAGTCATTCCCAGTCGGATGTTACCGGGTTGTCTACCGCGCTTAGCGGTAAAGCGGCGTTGTCCCACGCCCATGTTATTGGGGACGTTACGGGGTTGCAGTCGGCTATCGACGTGGCTGCGGGTACTGCTTCGTGGGCGTCGGTCACTGGTAAACCTTCGACGTTCCCGCCAGACACTCACAGCCATACGTGGGGGGAAGTCACGGGTAAGCCGTCCACGTTCGCGCCGTCGGCGCATAGCCACCCTGTGGGGGACGTGACGGGTCTACAGACCACGCTTGACGGTAAAGCGGCTACGTCTCACACACACACGGTTGCGAACGTTACAGGGCTACAAACCGCCTTGAATGGTAAGGCTTCTACGTCCACGGTTTCGGCGCGTCCCGCGCTGTTCTCGGGCGCAGGTGCACCCCCGTCATCTATTCCGGGCGCTGTTGTTGGCG